TGATCGGGCGCGTGTCCCCGAGCGTGGAAGCGCGGCGCGTGCAAGAGGCGGCGATGCTCGGTGACTTGCTCAGTCATCAGCCGCAGTTGATGACGATTTTCGGGGATCTTTATTTCAAAAATCTCGACGGCCCGGGTCATTTAGAAATGGCCGAGCGGGTGAAGGTGATCCTCGATCCGAAGGTTCAGCAGATGTTGGCCAGTAAGCAGCAAGGTGGAACCGTGCCCCCGCACGTGCAAGCGCAACTCATGCAGTTGTCTCAGCAGATCCAAGAAGCTGAGCAAGTAATGAAACAGCAGGCCGACGAATTGAAATCGCGGCAAATGGACAATGAGACGAAGCTCAAGATCGCGCAGATGGATGCGGATCAAGCGATCCGTCTTCAAGCCATGCGTGACGCCAGCGCGATCAGCGTGGCCAAGATCAACTTATTGGGTAAAGGCGTCATCAGCGATAACGAGCAAGAGGTCGAACGGCTGGCACTCGCGCAGGAAGCAGCCAGGACGGACGCGCAGCAAGCGCACGAAGCGCGTATGGCTGGACATGCGGCGGGTCACGATCACGCGCATGAACTGGCGACCTCGCAGCTTGAGCATGCGCAGGAATTGCAGCGTATGGCGGTCGAACACTCGCAAACGCTCGAGCAGAATCAGCAAGCCGCAGATCTCGCGCCAGAGCCGACAGAATCGGATACCGAAGGCGAGCCGGCATAATGGGTGTGAGTTTCAATCGTCTCCTCGCCAGTCATCGGTGGTTTCGCGCTCACAGTTATAGTTACGCCGGTCCGTACACATGGCGCATGTGGCTGAGGATGCAACCATTCAGAGCGTGGGCTCGATTCATGTGGTTGGAATGGTCGCATTATCGCAATGCTGATAGGCTGAGCTTGCCCCGTAATTGACAATCCAGCCTGACACGCGGAGACTTAACCCTTCTGTCGCATGGCCGAACCTGAATCACTTGCATCCGACGCTGCATCGCCTCCGGCACCGCCGCCAGAGGAAAGCCTCTCACTCCAAGATCACGAGCGCCTCTATGGCGAAGGTGCGCAGCAGACGCAAGCCGAGCCACGCGAAGCGCCTGCCGAATTACCCGCGGCCGGTGAGCCTGACGCGGCGGATGAGGGCACGCCGGAGACCGAAGACGCGGCTGGGCCTCGCGATGAGAAGGGGCGCTTCCTTCCCAAAACGCGACATCGTGCGGCCAGCCAGCAAGCGACTCCAGAGGACAGCCCGCGTATCCGCGAACTGACCCGCAAATGGCGTGAGGCGGAAGCCGAGCGGGACCAGCTTCGGGCGCAGAGTGTTCCACGGGGAACACCAGCCCCACCACCGGCACCCATCGCGGAGAAGCCCAAGCCAGTCTTTGACGAGTATTTGGCGCGTGAGAACGATTACAGCGCCGCGCTCGCCAAGTTCACGGATGATCTGACTGATTGGAAGACTGATCAGAAGCTCGCGGCGTGGGAAAACAAACGGCAGGAGCAGGAGCGTCAACGCGCCGCTGAAGTGGACCGGCAGCGCCTGACGAAAAGCTGGACGGAACGTGTCACTGCGGCCAAAACTCGATATCCTGATTTTGAGTCCGTCGCGCTGCAATCAGATACAGCGATCCCGCAAGGGTCACTGATTGATGCGTGGATACTTGAGCACAAAAGCGGCGCGGATGTGCTCTATTACTTACAATCGCACCCTGAAGAAGTGACAACGTTGCTCGGCCAGTCCGTGCTGGAGCAAGCGGAATCTCTGGCGTTGCTATCGCAACGACTCAACGGACATTCCACTCGTCGCCCGGACGCTGCAACCGGATCGTCCGCGACAGTCGCGCCAATCATTCAGCCTAAGCCGCCTAATCCGGTGCGGACAGGCCCACTACAAACAGGAAATGAACCGCCCGATCCTGACAAGGCATCCCTTATCGATCACGAACGATACTGGAGCCATCAGCGGTCACGGCGGGCCTGAAGGACGGGTCTCGTGAACGGAATTGTCACGCCGCGCTGGTGCACGGTCGATACCGCGATCGCGTGGAAGAACAACATCAAATTCGTCGCCAATCTCAATCGCGATTACGACGACGAATGGCGCAACAAACCGAAGGGCGCCATGATTGGCGCGACAGTCCAGGCGCGTTTACCGGAGCGGACCATCGTCACCGAAGGACAGGCACTCCAGGTGCAGCCGCTGCTCCAACAGACGGTACCCATCACGCTGAATCATCAGTTTCAGACCGCGATGGAGTTCAGCACGTTCAATCAGACTGTGGATATTGCCGACGTGCAGGAGCATTTCACGGTGCCATCCGGCCGTGCCTTGGCAAACAAGGCTGATACGGTGGCGAGCGCAGAAGTCTATAAGACCATTTTCCACACCATCGGCACGCCGGGATCAAACATCACCGACGATGTGACGTGGACCGATGGCGTCGCCAAATTGCGGTCAGTTGGCACGCCGGAAGACTTGATCGCCGTGTTGACGCCAACCGCGCAGTCGAAACTCCTCGCGGCGAATCTGGCGCTATTCAATCCGGGGATGCAGCTCAGTAAGAATTTCCGAACAGGGCAGTTCGGCGGTTCCGCTCTCGGCGTGGACGAATGGTTCTATGACCCGAATTTGCCCGCACACACCACAGGCACGTTCACGACTTCGACGCCAATCACGACCGCTGCGGGACAGACCGGCTCGACACTGACGATCAGTGGCATGGGCACGTACACGCTCAACGCAGGTGATACGTTCACCGTCGTTGGCGTGAACGAAGTCAATCCGCTGTCCTATGTGGATACGGGTAATCTTCAGGAATTCGTCCTGAAACTCACCATCACCGGATCGAGCACAGCAACACTAACGTTTGACCCGCCGATCATCACCAGCGGACCTCTTCAGACGGTGACGGCATCGCCCGCGAACGGTGCAGCGATTTTGTTCAAGGGTGCAACGGGCATCACGGCAGCGACGATGGCGGCGACGGTCAGCAAGCAGTCGTTCATCATCAACCCGAAAGCCTTCGCGTTCGTGATGGCTGACCTGACGGAAGACTTGCCTGGAGCGGAAGCCACTCGGATCTCCGATGCTCAGGCGAGAATCAGCATGCGGCGTGTCGCTCAGTACGTGATCACCAGCGACCAGATTCCGCGGCGGATCGATTTCATCTGCGGCGTCGCGCCGGTCATGCCGATCATGGCGCTCAGAGCCTGGAGTTAGGCTGGGAGGGACAATGAGTCTGACGACAACATCATTGGCGGTCGGATGCAGCGCCACCGACACGCAATTAGCAATTACGTCCACGTCGAGCGGGTTTCCCGTCGTGGGTAGCAATGCCGAGAATCAGTTGCTGCAAATCGACGGCGAATACATGTACATCACGGGCGTGCCGGCCTCGGGCTATGTCATCGTGCGTGGCCGTGGTTCTGAAGGGACCGTGGCTGTCGCGCATGACATTCTGGCACCGGCGATCACCTCGGCGACCATCACTGACTTTCCCGCCTTGCCTGTCGGAGCCGTCACGCCTCGGCCGCTCTATGTCGATGACGTGGTGACGGTGGGCCAGAACGGCGTGATTGCCGTGCCACTGAAAAACACGACGGTCAATCTGACGAAGGGCAGCGCGTTGAGCAGCACCACGCTCGCGGCTCCCAGCACGGCGCAGAACGGATTGCGCCTGACGATCACTTCGCAGACGGCCTATGCGCATGTCGTAACGGCCGCCTCTCTCATCGCAGACGCCGTATCCGGCAGCCCACACGGAACTTGCACCTATGCGGCTTACAAAGGCGCCACAATGACACTTGTCGCCGAAAATGGGCTATGGAATTTGGAAAGCACAACCGGAGTGACCATCACGTGAGCTTGGATTTGTCGCGGTGCGTCCACTGAGCGGCATCGGAACGGGACAACGGTTGAACGGTCAATGCATCGGCAATCGACCAATCACAACGATTCAACCGTTGTTCAATTCGATGTTGTGGAATACCTGTCTCACGGCTCCAAGCGGCAAGCGTTTGTGTGCGGCCATTCCACGTCAACAATCGATTATTCCGGCGATTGTTTGCTTGTTCGATACGGGTCGCCCAGCAGCAATTCTCTGGACTGTAGGGGCCGTCATTGTCGAGTCGTTCGAGCATATGTCGAAGCGATGGGCGGCGACCCATATCCTCAAGGAAGGCGACAAACGACAGCAGCCATCGCTCGCAGACGGTGATGCCACGTCCACCGTAGTAGCGATAATCGCGTGCATGCTGATTGCAACACCGCTCTTTCATCTTTTTCCAGATGCGATATTCTGGAAGACGTGATAAGCCATGCGTGGTGAGTGCAGCGCGACGTGTTTCACTGAGCAGACATCCGCATGAACGTGTGTTGCCGCCGCGAAGCGCTCCACTTGTTACATCAACGCGATTGCCGCAAGTGCATTGACAGGTCCACCATGGACGATTCGACCATGCAGGCGTTCGAGTGCGCGCAAGGACAGTGAGTCGTCCGTACACATGGCCATTCAGGTCCATCGCTAGTGCCATGTGTATATTTTAAGGATTCCGGTGCAAAGTGTCAATTTTGATAGGCCCAGAAACACCGTTCGCAGCGGAACGGCGCAAGTGGGAAGCAACGCACACGGAATTCGGCCCAGCCGGAAAGCCGTGGGTGTATGCCGAGTATCCCGTCATGCTCTACAAGGCGACCCATCCCAAGGCTGGCGGGCCGCCCGAATTCGATCACCGCGTCGCCGCCGATGAACATGAGGAACGGAATTGGCAGTCGCGCGGGTACGTGCGTGGACCTGACAAAGCCGTGGAACGGTTGGAGGCTCAGGATCTCGAATTCGCCAAGCTCGCCGCGGAACGCGAAGCCGACAAGCAGCGCTTGAGCCGACGCGCGATCGCTGAAGTGGATCGCGCAGAAATGGCAGCCGGTGCTCAGCACCTTCCGACGATTCCCGAAACTCCGATTAAACAGCGCGGCCGCCCGCGCAAGTTAGCGTAGGAGATATCCACATGGGAAACGAGTCAATCGGAGGATCATTTTCGACGTACGACAATTACACGATCTACGGAACGTGGAATTGGCAAACGATCCCCTCGATTACGACGGGCAGTCTCGTCACCACGACGGGCACGCAGACGCTGACGAACAAAACCCTGACATCGCCCGCGGTCACCGGATTGACCGGTACACAGACCTCTCCGACCATCACAACGCCGACAATGACATCGCCGGTGGTGACGGGGAATGCGGGCACGGGCCTGATCTTCTGTAAACAGTGTCTGTTCACGGAAGATGCGACCAGCACGATCCATACAGCTACGTTCACGATTCCGGCCGGATCGGTCCTGCTGGACATCATCGTCGTACCGCAAGTGCTGTGGACTGGTGGAACGGCCGCGTTCACCTGTGGTGATGCAGCCTCAGCCAATGGCTGGTTCACGACGACGAACCTGAAAGCCACAGACCTCGTGCTCGGCGAGCGGTTGCAGGCGTCGAACGCAAACAACTGGGGCGGCGTCAACGGGACCTATCTCACGACGGCTGGACTCTTCGGGCATACGGCCACGACGATGATTGGGGGATTTTGTCCAACCGCGTATTCCGTAATTGGCGTCGTCACGGTCGGAACACCGGCCACAACCGCAGGACGGACACGGATGTATGTCCTCTGGGCGCTCGGCGAAGCTGTGACGCCTGTGCTCACCTAACGCGTGGCGATCACGCTCAGCGCCGCGGCGGCGAGTGCCGCGGCTGATGCCCTCTGCGCGTTGCTGAATGGCGGCCATCTGCGCCTCTACACGGCGCCACGGCCCGCCACGGCGGATACAGCCATTACGACGCAGACCTTGCTCGCGAGTCCGACGTTCGGATCGCCCGCCTTCGCCGCGGCGGCAAGTGGTGTGGCCGTCGCGCATGCCGTGACGAGTGACACGGATGCGGCGGCCAGCGGCACGGCTGACTGGTTCCGCGCGGTGACGAGCGGGGCTGCGTCGGTATGCGATGGATCGGTCGGGACCGCCGATGCGGATTGTGTGCTCTCATCTGTGGCGATCGTCGCGCATGGCACAGTGGCCGTCTCGTCCGTGACGTATCGTCAGCCGCTCACGTAGATGGCAGGCGGGGCCACGGCGGCCACGGCCACGCTCATTTCCAGTCTTCCCTACAGCGATAGCTCGACGTCGGCGATGACCGTGAGCGCCGCAGGCGCGAATGCCTCCGCGGATGCTGTGGCTGCCTTATTGAACGGCGGGACGGTCAGAATCTACACGGCACCGCAGCCAGCGAGCGCGGATGTCGCCGTTACGACGCAAACCTTGCTGGCCTCCCCGACACTTGGGAATCCCGCGTTCACGGCCGCAGTGGCTGGTGTATCGACGGCGGCCGCCATTACCGCCGATCCGAGCGCTAGTGCCTCGGGCCAAGCCAATTGGGCCAGATTCGTCACCAGCGGCGGCGCTACTGTCTACGATGGCCTCGTCGGGACGAGCGCGGCCCCGCAATTTGCTGTGCGGCTCGCCAGCCTGACCATCACGGCGACCCACAGCGTGTCGGTGACGAGTGCCACGTATCGGTCGCCAGCACTCGACCGCGGGCGCTGGTACCAATACCTCTCCCCATCGCCGGCTGTCCCGAATGCGATCGGCGCCTTCGCCTACGCGGCGACCAACAGCAGCTTCGCGCTCCAAACCTTTTCACCCGACGCGACCACCGCGGCGCTGGCCTCGAGCTTCGGGGCGGTGCAACTGGCCGTTGCCGCAGGGGTGACCTATTATTTCAAGCTCTCGGGCGGCACTGCGTGCGATTACACCTTCTCGGTGCTCGCAGGGCCGAGCGCGTCCGTGCCGAGCGGGTCGCTGTTCGTGCCGGATGATACGGCGGGCTTTCCAGCCGTCTTCCTCTCGAGCACGGATGGCACGGTCCTGCGGTTTGTGTCGCCCTTTCCGGCCGGTGAATCGGGCGACATCATCGCCGCCGGACCACATACGGGCCGCATTCTGGTGTATGACAAAAGCACCGGCGATCTGGTGCTCTATGACCCGCAACTGGCCATCCTGGTGGACTTGCCCTATAAGACGGACCTCTCAACCAACACCTTCTCCATACGCACGAATCGGGCGATTACGAATTTCTATGTCAGTGATCCGAAGGATACCGGCCACAGTAACAAACAGACCGTGACGACGGTCAGCAGCGCCGGCGTCTTCGGACCAACCACCTGGGTGCTCCCGAATCAGGGCGTGTTGGTGGATGGTGGGCTGGCGCCATCGCTCGATGAAACGATCCTCTATGTCGTCAACAGCGCGAGTGCGAGCGTGGCGGCCATCAATCGCTGGGATCTCGTCAATGACGTGGCGCTCTCCGATCTCGTCGCGGGGATCGCGAGTTACAGCACGTGTGAAATTCTGGTGCTGGCGGATGGCACGATCGTGGTGATGTACCAACACAACACCAGCACCAACGTGCCAATCGCGAAGCACTACAGCGCCGCTGGTGCGACCCTCAACACCTATACGTTTACCGGCAGTCAGAGCTTTGATACCCGACTCGCCTACGCCGTGGATGATCCGGCGAGTTTCTGGGCCTGGACGAAACTGACGCCGAGCACGGGCCAATCGCGCTTCACCAATGTCCGCGTCAGTGACGGCGCGACCCTGACCACGTTCGATGTGATGGATTTCGAGCGCGGGATCTATCAGGGGCTCAGAACGGCAACGCCGCTGGCGCGCTTCGGGCCGAGTGAATCCTGTCCCTTTCTGATCACCAGACCCTCACCGATTACCGCCACCATCGATCTGACAGTACCCGCGCCGGCGACCGCGCTACCATCAGCGTTGACGATTACCGGCTACCCGTTACCGCCTCGGCATCTCGAGGCGCTGTGCAGGACGATTATGACCATTGCTGCCCTCTCGCCGGATGCCCGTCAGCGCGTGTTCAATTCACTGGGTGTGATTCTCAGCGGCGGGAAGTTGTTGACGCAGGAAGCTGGCACAACAACTAACCTCGCCACATACAGCGACTCAGCGTTGACCGTGCCAAACTCCAATCCTGTGATCGCTGACGCATCGGGATTGTTCGGTCCTATTTACCTGTTGCCGCAAGCCTACAAATTCACGCTGTACGACAGCAACGATCTGCTGGTGTGGTCCCAGGACAACGTGTGGGACGTGGGCGAGCTGCTGGAAGCGACCATCACCGCGTTGCAGGCGCAAGTCACCGCGAATCTGGCGAAAACGGAGACGAAGTTCTGCACGACGCAGCTCACGATGAATTCGACGGCGGCGCTGGCAAATATCACGGGCTTGACCGGCTTCACGCTCACCGCCGCAGGTGTTTACTCCTTCGAGATCGACTTGGCCGGCACTAGCACGGCGAACGGCGGGCTCAAGATCGCCTTCAAATACACGACGGCGACCTTAACCAACATCGACGCGACGGCGCAAGGCTTCACGGCATCAGCCGTAGCGGTGCAGCACACGACGACAGCGACCGATCAGGCGACGCTGTTCGGGCAGACCGCGGCGGTGATCAGCATTCGCATCGTGGGGCGGCTGACGGTCAACGTCGCCGGCACGCTGGCCGTCCAGGCCGCGCAGAATGCGAGTCACGCGGATACCTCGGCCGTGTACATCGGCAGTTCGGCGCGATTCACGAAGGTGAGTTGAGGGTCATCAGGGTCCATGCCCAGAATGTGACCACTATCAAAAAGAACAAGCAGGCAGCGGTGATGACAACCCGTTCCGTGACAAGCGTTTTC